CTGGGACCTAAAGCAGGTGCAAGCCCATCTTGGCATAGGCGATGATCCCGACGCACACCGCGCCGACGACATATCGCCAGTTCTTACCTAACCATCCCACGACCCCCTGCACCTGCGGCGACGCCGTCAGTATGATCGCAGCAGCGTTATCCGCCGCCGCAGTCGTTCCAGGAGAGGCTTTCTGTATCAGTGCTTTCGCTGCTGATACCTCGGCCGTGTGCGCCGCTATGGCCGCTTCTTGGGCTGCGATATGGGCGTTAAGCGTCCCGACCACCGTGGCCAGTTTGCTGTTGAGAGAAGTAATCAACGCTTCCGCATTGGCGATTGAAATGGCCGATGCGCTCGCGGGTGTTGCTGTTGCCATAGTCTTGGTACCTCTGATTGGTTTAATCTGCTGGCTCTGTTCGAACCAGCAGAGTGTACCAAACTGAGACTTGCGTCACATAGCGGCTGCTTACCCCGCCTGACGGCGGAGCAGCATGTTCGTTTGCGTCACGTCCGGGTCAAACCGCACCGGACGGAAATCATCGTCCAACAAGTCAACCAGGCTCATGCAGGGCTCGATATAGCCCCGGTATAGGTCGATGTGGCGGGCTACGCGGTCCATGCCCATGCGGGCGAGCCACGCGCGGTGGGCGAGAATGTCGTCAGTCGTGGTCTGGTTGATCATTGGGTCTTGCTCTGCTCGTCGCGGGCACGACGATTGCGCTGCATACGAGTATTCATCTCACGAGACTCGGTTTCGTTCGTTATGACTTTGTCGAGAAATGCAACGTCGGCGGCGTCGGTTGCGAGAGTTCTCGCCTGACGTATCACCGGCAGAAGCGATTGGTTCACGAGGTCCCGAAGATCCGCGCAACCATTGGACACAATGAAGTCCTTAAGTGAAGTTGACATGTTGTAGCTCCTCTTGCTTTGCTGCAATGATCTTGTCAATAGCTTCGATATCGCGGTACGCCTTATCAATGATCGACTGGCGCTTCGCATACATATGTTGAATAGCCCCGGATTGATCGGCCTCTTTTATCCTTGTGAGTATGCTCTCAAGGTCTTGCCGGTAGTCATCACCCTTTTCGCGCATTCGGCGCTTGTTGGTGCTGATGGTCATGCGCGCTGATGTGCGCTGCTTGGCAGTCAATTGGCCGTTGAGCAATGCGCGCTCGGCAGCCGCTATGCGGGCGAGACTGCGCTCGGGATCGTAATACGTGAACTTAGCCATGATACGTACCTTATGTGCTGTGAGTGAGTCACGTACACGTTTACCAGAGGGACTGGGCTAAGTCAATAAGAGAATTAGCGGGCTACGCGGGCTTTGTCCTCGATGTGTGCGGTGTTCTGCAAAATCTCGCATCGGTAGCCATTTAGCCCCCATTGCGGTCAGAGCCCGCGTAGCGAATCACGTATGTATACATACGTTAGGGCTTTATTCATATTAACCTATATATACTAAGACATAGGGTACTAAGGGTATATAGGATAGTATAATAGAGCTAAATCAAACACTTAGCGGGCTGTCCCCCATGTTAAGCTCCCGCTCTTTGGCTCTGGCACAGAGCCACGGAGTCAATTCATTGTCCTCAAGACCGTGCTAGTATGCGGGCTAGATTTTCACCTAGCCCGCATAGTGGCAGGACCTCTACAAGATCAGGCCGCCTTGACGCCTTGTTCCCTGATGAACGCGACTACCTTGGACGCCATGATCTTCGCGTCCTCGGCGACCTTGGGGGAGCCGTCTTCGTTGAGTTTGCTGTCGGTCGCCTTTTGCTCCAGCATCTTGATTAAGAGGGCCAACGTGAGGGTGCTCGGCACAGGCTCGGGCTTGAAGTCTCCGAACGTGACGGCCATTGCGCCGATGATGTCGAAGTCTTCCGACTTGCGGTCTTTCGCCAATTCGGCTGTCCACAACTTCGTCTTGCTGTCCAACTTCAGCGCGAGCTTCTTGTTCGTGAAGTGTGCGACCCATGCCACGATGCCCTGCTTACGCACGGCCGACGGCAGCCCGTTCATCAGCGGAAGAATCTGGGTGTAGTCCCCGTGCTCTTTCGTGTGATCGAGGATCGAACACAGCACCACATGTAGCTCGGCGTCCACCATCTTGCCAACGCGAATGATGCGGGCTACCTTCGAACCGACCTGTGACTGTGAATACAATTGCATGACGTATCTCCTTGGGGGATTGAATTAACACTAGATACCGCGAAGCGGGCTTGACGGCCAAGCCCGCTTGACGCTATCCGCGTATGCTGCGAGTATTGCGTAGACGGATCGCGGGCTTTGTCATTTGACGATCCCACGAACTGTACAACTGGCCCGAATTCGCGATTCGGTCAGTAAGTGACGGGGCTTTCGGGACAGCGAAGTGAATTTTTCCGCGACGCTGTACGATCTTGCCGTGAACTTGATACTGCATAGTTGCTTCCTTTGTGATGGGGGTTATCATCAAAGCGCCCTTGTCAGAGCACCTTGAGGATAACCCCCCAAAGTTGAGCATATTCGGCCGTCAGTTCGCCGGGTATCCAACAATCCGCCGTGTCACCTGACACTACGCGGGCTTGGAGCCGCTCCCCATTTAGCGTGTCGACAATCGGCACGTGCTGTCACGTTTTTCGCACTCGTAGATCAGTGCCCGTCGCGTCGGTCCGAGTCCCTACTATCGCGCTTTAGCCATGTAGCCGCTGCGCGGTTCAAGATTCCGCCTGTTGGTCCTGAGATCCGACGGGGACACTCTCAGTGTCTGTCGCACCCTTCGTGGGGCCTGCCGTTCGTATCTCTCATCACTTGGGATTTTCGGTGCGTTATGACAAACAGACCCATACCCAGGTGGACCCGACCCCCCTGGGTGCCACCGGCCGCTCTACCCTTTTGCGCTGAGTTTGTGTTGATTTTGCTTGTCCACTGAGATAATATCCCAGGAATGAAAATCAAACTCGACGGAAAATTTTTTCGCTCCTGGAAAGAAGCAGCCCGCGCACACGGGATTGGATACAACACCTTTATCTCACGCGTGCACAACCACGGGTGGGACCCAGCCCGCGCAGCGACAGAATCTTTGCAGCAAGAACCCACATACAGATATAATGACCGCATGATTACGACGACAGAGATTGCGGCCGTTGCCGGTTTGTCTCGCAACACCGTGTGGCGGCGACTTCAACGAGGCATGTCTGTTGAAGAGGCGATGCAGCCTAGAATGCGGCGGCGCGGGCGGCTGACTGACGAAGACCGCCGATGAGAGCCTAGTGACCCGCCGGGAAGAATTTCACAAAGCCTACGAAGAGATAGAGCGCGCCTACTCAGTCAAGCTGCCTGAGTTCGTTACGGCCACGTGCGCCCTCCTCGACCTGACGGTTTCGTACGACAAGCCGTCGGGACATCTGTATATCTCCAGAAATACCTACGGGGGTAAAATCTACAGATTCAACGTGTTGCCAGCTTCCTTGGAACAGGTGACAGACGCCCAGTGGGCGGCGTTGCTGGGCCGCGTCAAGGATGGTAGTATCCAAAGTGGACAGTCCTTTGATGCAGCATCAACCAGTTCTTTCAACCTATAGGTACAAGACAATGATCAAGAAACTCGGTCTTTTTCTCGCGGGCTTGCTCGTGGCTACGGTGGCATCGGCCGCTGTGTACTACGGCTACAACCCGGTCACTGGTCTCGAAGCGTTCCACGGCACTCCGGTGTCCGGCGGTAACCCCCCTGTTGTGAGCGGAACCTGCGGCACAATCGGCACAGTCACTGGCGGGGCGGGGACTTTCACCGTTGCGACGGCAGGCGTGACCACGTGCACCTTGACTGTGACCATTCCGTCGGCGGCGCCGAGCGGGGTGTTCTGCGTGTTCGTGGACGAGACCACGGTGGCTGATGCGAACAACATGCATCAAGCCTCGCACAACTCCACATCGTGTACGTCGAACGCGGCGACCATCGTTGCAGGCGACACCGTCTTGGTGGAGGTCAACGGGTTCTGAGCCCAAAAAATCCCCGGAGCGCAATGCTCCGGGGTGTTCGCGGTAAGTGACCAGCGGTGGAGGGCGCAGGGGAGTGCCCAACTGGCCAGTTCCCGCAGGAACTATTTCAGCGTCAGCTTTTTCAGGGCAACCATCGCGAACAGTTCAGCCTCAGTGTGGGGCTTCGACAGCACCTTCTCAGCCCGCATCAGCCACTCGGCCGCCTCTTTCATCCTGTCCGCGATCTCACCCACATGCTCCGCCCGCTCCGCCAGCTTGGCCTTGCGGTTCGCTATGCGGGTCGCGATCATCTTCTCGTTCTGAGCCTTGGTACGTTTGCGCTTCATTTCACATACCTCTGATCGGTCTTGCGCGAGGCGAAGTGCCCAAGTCGATACATCCGCTTCTCCGCAGCGGCCTCGGCGATGCGCAGTTCCTTGGCGGTCTTCGAGGCGATGCGGGCCATGGATGCCCGACACGCCGAGCAGTACAGCCGCCTGGACCTGTCGGCCAGCATATTCGGACATTTGTCCGTAGGGCACTTCATGGGCGGAACTTCGCGCGTAGTTCTTCCAGCAGATCCTCGACGCCCGCGCGGTCCTGCATCATCGACCCATCGTGATGGCGCCACAGCCAGCGCACCGCCGCGTTGAGCAACTCGATCTCGATGTCGATGATGTCGGCGTCCGCCTCCGACTGCTTGTCGCCGGTCACGATCCGCCGCTGCAATACCTCACGGGTATCGAGCATTCGCTCAAGCTCCACCTTCGCGGCCCTCAGTAGAGCCGCCCGCTGCGGAGAATGGAGGACATCCTTGTCCCCCGGTTTCGCATCCCCCGCCCCGCTCACGCGTTGGCGCGCGGCGAGTGATAGACCACGGCCTCCCGGACGGCGGCCCTCTCGCGCGGCGTTACGATGGTCGTGGTATGGTGCGGCTCCTCCGCCGGATACAGCTTCTCCAAGTCGTCCAGCGCCTCCTGGCACGCCGCGATCACCGCTTCGAGCAGTTCCATGGCGGCGTCGGGCTCCTTGTCGGCCAGCTTGCGGCACTCGCGGAGCACTTTGTCGCGGGCGGCCGTGACCATGCCCTGGACGGGAGACTCGCCCTTCTGCTCGTTGATGTACTTTCGTAGGAAGGTCTTGGTTACAGTTGCCACTTCAAGACTACGAATGTCGCCCATCGCTTTGATATATGCATCAAGCGTAGACTTCGACGACCGAGCAAAGGTGGCCCGACGAAGCATTTCAATTCGTCGCCTGCGATTGTCGTCGGCTGAAAGACTAGGATCTTGAACGATGTCCGATGTCGTAACACCGCGTAGCACGGCCGGGTATAGACGCTCGTTGATTTCTTGGAGCACCTGAGAGTGAGCGTTAGGAGCCGACTTTCGGCGACCCTTGCCCAGAGCGGCTTGACAGGAGGCGACGAGGATCTTAAGGTAAGTGGAGTCTCCGCGCGCTGCTGACGTTGACGCGTCAGCGTGGAGAACAGCCAGTTGCTCGACTTCGATTTCGGTGGCGGCGTAGTTTTGTTTCTGTATCGCATCGATGATGTCCATGGAATGTGTTCCCGTTGAGTGAATGTGACGTGGGACACATTGCCAAAAGATGTGACGCAGGTCTGTAGGACAACGTGCCATCCTTCTGTAGGACTCGTCTTACATGGGACCATATGAGGCTCTGCGTACTAAAGCCGGGGTTGGATTACAAACCAGTGCGCAACGCTGTGCGCAGGATGCAGGAGTTCGAAGAGTGGGAAGCCACCCACAAGCACAGCCCGCGTGACGAGATGTACTTCGGCTACAGTGTTCCACGTGGAACACAGATCCCCCCCATCGATGCCGAGATGACCGTGACGCGCTACGAGGCGCTGTCAGACGACGTGCGGGGGTTGCTAAGCCTCATGAACGTCGACCTGGAATACCTGCTATCCGTGCGCGCGTGGCAGATCAAGATGACGGTGCGCGGCAAGCCTCTCCAGGTGTTCCTGGACCAGGGCGCGAACGACGAGGACTGGAAGTATTTTTTGGGGCACGTGCTAGACGAGGGTTACGCCCCGACCCAACCACTTAGGAATATCCATGAAAAAATTGCCTGCGGGAAGAAAGACCACTCTGGCTGACAAGATGTTCGACAACACCGACCTCGCGGAGAAGCGCGCGGCGGGGGGCAGTATGTCGGTCGTGCGAGCCAACGAGGACGGCGTTCCCGAACTGTCTGATGCCATCCAGGCCCTCATGATCATGGCCGGCGTCGAAGCCCGCTGGGTCGTCAACCACTGGATCGTGATCGGCCCGAATGGTAAACGCTCGGGTTGCTCCGGCAGGAACGACTTCGAAGAGTGGCAGGCTGTCCTCAACAACATGGCACCAAACCCGTTCAAGGGCTAGTTACCATAATATTCTGCTTGTAAGAATCCTCCTACACGCGGCATAATGTATGTATGACTAGAACACGGGTCGGCGACAGGGTTCGGATCAACTTCTACTTCGACGAGCAGGTGTTCGAGGCGATGAAGAAGCTGGCTGCCTTGAAGAACGTCACCTACTCGGAACTGATCCGCACGGCGTGCCGCGAGTACGTTGTGCGCGAGGGCACGGCCGCCATTGAGGCCGGTAAGATCATACGAGACGTACGAAAATGAAACACCTATGCTGCACTGAGCGTGAGGACAATCCGGCGCCGTTCTTCGGACTACGGATCAGTATGCTGGAGTGGGAGGCGAGCGCGCAGATCCCGGTCTTCGCCATGGCGCATATCCATCGCGCCCGCCCGCTCAAGGGCTGGGTTGACCACGGCGTGTCGATCCGGATCATGGATCTGCACATCATGTTCACGCCGCTCAGGTTACGAGACCGGGAATGAAATTCAATGAGGGCCGTGGCCAAGGCATCAGCAAGACTGGGTTTCATTTTGACCTTGATGGTGGCCGTGAACGTGGAGCGGCTTACATCGTTCGTGCAGGGAAGGACCCTGTACGTCTGCCGGAGAGCCTGGAGATTGTGGATCTTTTGAAGCGGTGCCTGTGCACCGTGAAGCTGGGATATAATTGCTATGTTGTCACCAACGTGTACGGAGACGAACGAGACGTGCCATACGGCGCGACCCTTGACGAGTGGCAATCCACCTGTGAAGACCTCCTCCGCATCGCCATGGAAAGGGACGATGAGTGACATCGTCAGCAAACTGCTGAGCCGCAACTACCACTTGGCGTTGATCTCGCTGTGTGGCGGCCTTGCGGGTTTGTTCTGCCATCTTCTGAACGGAGCGCAGTACGTGTCTCTCGCGTTGGGGATCGTCACGGCGTTCCGCGCAGGCGACGCAGTGGTCAACTGGATCACCAACGGAAAAGACCGAGGCAACACTGAGTCCAACACCACGGTGGTAGCGCAGTCATGAGTGAAGAACCGGAAGAGATTTTTCCGTTCGCGGTGCCCGCGCCGCCCACGGCCGCCGTCGATGGACTGAACAGCCACGACGCGCGGCTGATATGGGACCTGGTTTCGAACATGCGTCCGCCAGCGGATGTCTGTGCTGCCTATGGGGTAAGCGCTACCGACCTTGCCGCAAAGGCTCAGAACCCTCTCTGGTCTGGGGCCTATCGCGAGGCGCAGAAACTGTGGAAGTCGGACATGAACATCCAGCAGCGAATTCGGCTGAAGGCCGCGTTCCTGCTCGAAGACAGCTTGCTCACTCTGTTCAATATCATCCGGCAGGACGGCATCGGGATCCAAGCAAAGCTCGAAGCCGTCGAGAAGCTCGTGAAGATTTCCACGGTCGCGAACGTGCCCAAAGAGGGCGCCGCGTCCGAGAAGCACAACATCACCATCAACATCGGCGGTAATGCGCCGCCCATCAAAGTCGTAGCGGAGACACCAAGTGGAACAACTGAACTTACCAATACCTGAAGTTCCCACGGGAACTGAGCGCCCCGCCGAGACCAGCGCGGACGAATGGCCCGCAGCGCGGTGCAAACGCGGCAAGACCTATCTCGGCGGCACGCCGTACCAGAACGAGGACGGCAGCCCGCACATGATCGTGATCATGGACGAGCGCGACTGGAACGACTTCGGTACGCGCTTGGAAGCGCTGCGCCAGGTGGCTATCGCGCAGGACAGCCGCATCAAAGAACTCCTCGCCGAGATCGCGCAGCGCGACTTGCAGGTTGCCGATGCGAAGGATCGATTGAACGCCCTCCGCGACGTGCGCCGCGCGGAGAAGCGTCGAGACATCGAAGGCGAATTGATTGTCCCAGGCGACAGCAGATTTTCAACCAACAGGAAATGAGACCATGAGTACGACGAAAGATGTGTTGAACGACGTGATCAAGAACGTCCTTGCCAACAAGGCGCAGGTCATGGGGCAGAAGGCCCAGATCCCCGCGCAGACGATTTCCCCCGAGGCGCAAGAGGCGATGGACTTCCTGGAGAAGTCATTCGGCAACATCCAGAATGCGATCAACGCGTTTGGCCAGCAGGCCCAGTTGAAGCAGATCTCGAAGGCCGAAGCGGAGATGGACACGCTGATCGCCGGCGTGCAGGTGCTGCTCACCCATGAGCACCTTCTGAACGAAGTCGTTCAGCACAAGAGTGCGAACCTGATCCGCGCGTTGGCGGAAGGGACCAAAGAAGCCGCCGCCGCGAATCAGTGAGTGACCTTAACTACACAGCACCGGCCACGCTCTCGAACTTCATGCGTTCGAACAAGCGTATCCGCATCGTCCGTGGACCAGTAGGATCGGGAAAGTCCTCAGCCATGGTGATGGAGTTGCTGCGTAGGGCACTAGAGCAGACGCCGGACCCCAAGGATGGGATTCGGCGCACTCGCTTCGTCATCGTGCGAAACACGATGCCGCAGTTGAAAACGACTAGCATGAAAACGATCAACGAACTCCTGCGCGGCGTCGCCACCTATCGCGCGCAGGACCACAGCTTCGATCTGAAGTTTGGCGACGTGGAGTCCGAATGGATAATGCTCCCCCTGGATACCCCGGAGAACGTACAGAGGCTGCTGTCGCTCGACTTAACAGCCGGGTGGCTCTCGGAGTTGCGCGAGCTTCCACCCCAGATTTTGCTGGACGTACTCTCTCGGTGTGGGAGATACCCGTCGATGATGAACGGTGGACCGTCATGGTATGGCGTGATCGGGGAGACGAACAGCTTCTCCGAGGACAGCCCATGGAACAAGATCCTCGAAGAGAAGGACCTGATGGGCAAGCCATTGCCGAGCACCTGGGACTACTTTATTCAGCCGGGTGCCCGTGACTTCAACGCCGAGAACAAAGAGAATCTGGTCCCTGGATACTACGAGGACCTGATCGAGTCGAACTCGCCCGAGTGGGTCGAGCAGTATGTGGACAACAAGATCACGCCGTCGCTGTCTGGTGAGGCGGTCTTCAGAGCAAGTTTCAAGAGCGACTTCCATGTCGCGAAGACGGACCTGATCCCGATCCCCGGCACGATGCTGGTGATCGGCATGGACTTCGGGCGTAACCCAGCGGCGGTCATCACCCAGACGGACCCGCGCGGCCGCCTGGTCGTCTTGGACGAACTGACCGAGAGCGGCATGGGTGTTGAGCAGTTCATCCAGACCAAGCTGCGGCCGCTGCTGTCGCAGCCCAAGTACGCGCGATTGCCGGCGGGCATCGTGGGCGACCCATCAGGTGTCGCTCGGGGTCAGATTGGCGAGGAGTCAGTCTTCGGGATGTTCAAGCGCCTGGGGCTCAGCGCCCAGCCCGCGCAGACGAACAACATCGAGCCGCGCCTGCGCGCCGTCGAGAAGTGGCTGTTGCAGCAGCGGGACGGCGGCGCGGCGTTCCTGATCAGCCCGCACTGCCTCACCCTGATCCGCGCGATGCAGGCGCGCTACCGCTTCGCGCGCACGAAGGGCGGGATCCTCCAGCCGGTGCCGGACAAGGGCCATCC